ATTATATATTTGATAATCACCCAAAAGAATTGTTCCCAACAAATTCACACTTTTATTATATGAACATCCTGAATTATCAACTACTTGTAAAGTATATGTACCAGCACTTAAATTAGTAACCGTAGATCCAGTTTGTAAATTCACATTTGAACTCCAATTATATGTAAAAGGGGGATTACCACTACTCACAAAAGCGGTTATTTCACCATCATTCCCATTAACTGGCGGTATTACAAATAAATTAAAAAATACCGAACTTGATGTACCAACATAAGTTGTGGTTATTTGTGAACACCCATTTGCATCCGTCACAGTTACATTATAAAATCCTGATGGTAAATTATTATAAGTGTTAGCCGGAGAAATCGCCGATCCTGTTATTTGGTAAGTATAAGGTAATGTTCCGCCACCACTTGTTAATATCTGTATTGACCCATTATTTAACCCACAAGTAGTACTAGTAGTTACCGCAGTAATCGTAAACAAATTAACATTTGTTATAACAGTTGTTCCAGTGTAAACACAACCTGAATTATTATCTATTAAAATTGTATATGTATCTGAAGATAAATTACTAAAGGTTGTATTAGTACCAACCGTAACATTGTTTACAATATTACTTGAGGAATCTAATAAAGTATATGTAAATGTTCCAGATGGAGAGCCGGTATTAACTAAAATAGTTATTGTTCCATTATTACCACAATTTGAATTTGTTGAAGATATAGATGAGACTGCGAATCCATTAGGTGTCATTAATGATATTGATTGAGTATCACTACATAAACCAGCGTCTTTAACCGTAACAACTAATACCCCTGATGGTAAATTTTCAAAAAGATAAGTATCTGAAAATGTTACCATAGTATCCCCATTTGAACCCGAAAAGAAAAATGGTGCCGTCCCACCGGTTATGGTAACTTCCACAGACCCATCACTCCCAAAACAAGAACTTTCTGTTGTTATAACAGATGAAATACCAACCGGAGGAACATTATAAACAGACATCCCTTTAGAGACTGAACATCCTTCTGAATCGGTAACAGTTACAACATAGTACCCTATTGTTAAACCAGTTGCAGTAGAACCTGTTTGACCATCATTCCAAAGATATGTATATGGTGCCGTTCCTGTTTGTCCTGTTACAAATATTTTACCTGATCCGTATCCAACATTACAACTTGCATCATTAACAACATAAAAACCATAATCTAAAATTGTTGAGGAATTAATATTAACAGTTGCACTTGTCCCTCTACAACCTCCACCATCGTCACCTACTATATAATATGTACCTCCCGATAAATTTGAAAATATTATCTCATTAATTGATGTTGTTCCACTACCGATATATCCATCTGTAGTTTCAAAAAGTAATCCAATTCCAAACCCATAAAATGGGTTTATACCAAACGTTATTTCCCCATTATCTTCACCACAAGTTGTATCAGTTACAGACAAAACACTTATAGAAGTACCTGAAGATATTGGTATATTCAAATAAATTGTATCGGGTCCTGGACTTATACAGGAATCCTGTATCGCTAAGGTATAAGTGTCTGCCGACATTCCACTAAAATAATAAGTGGTAGTTGATGCGGATGTTGGTAGTAATCCCGTTAATGAGACTTCATACACGGTATATGGAGATGTCCCTCCCGTTATTTCAACATATATTTCACCGGCATTTGTATTAGTACAATCACCACTTATATAAAGATTATATATTATTTGACCACAACTCACGGATTACATAAAATATCAAAGTTTATCCCCACATTTAATTCAAAATTTTGGGTAGTTTGTATTGGTAAACAATTATCATTATAAATTGTAATTGTTTCATCATCAACATTTATAATATAATCTAAACCATAATCAAGTAAACCAACTAAAGCATTGTTTAATCCATCAACCCAATCTGTATCACTCGGAGCACTTAACGCTGGATTTGTATATCCAACACCATTAAAAAATGGATATATTATAATTGGTGTCCCGTCAATTCTTATGTCAATATACCAATCAGATTGTAAAGTGTTTAATAAACAATCATTATTAATATCCACATTATTATTAACACCATATGTTGTCAACGAACTCCCTAATAATGCTCCAAATGATGTAATCGTTGGATCGTTATTCCAAGGGTATAGTCCGATAACCGTCTCTTGAACCGGACAATCATATGAGAATATTTGTGTTATTAATTTACAAGGTTTACAAGGGACAGGTATAATTTCACATCCTCTTTGTCTTCTCCAAACAAATTTTTGTCTGTGGAAAATTGAATTTTCATATTTAACACCAGTATTCCAAATAGTAGTTGCCGGAACCATTTGCTCCACCAATCTTATCCAATAATCCCCCATCCCATTAACATAATCAATCATTGTTTGATAATTGAAGTTGTCATTTGGAACATTTATTGTTTGGTTAGATTCCAAATACTTCCAATAAATAGACGATAGTGTTGGATACCCACTTGTTTTACCATCAGTATTATATTGTCTATTTCTAACATTAATCATATTTTTCCAAAAAGTTTGGGCAAATTCAAAGAATGTTTTTTGTTTTGGTTTTGGAATAATTACTGTCCAATCAATACCACCTCTATTTGGATATTCAATATTTGGATAGGGATTACAATATGTCGGGTCTATATAGGATAATCCTTGTTCAGGAATTGGATAATTGTATTTTCTTGACATTGACCATACATCATAAAGTAACCCTTGACCAGGATTCATAAATAAATCAACATTTTTTACATTAATAACTAATTTATCATCAGATGTTTTGTAATATGCGTTAAAATTACCATCACTATTTTTTCTTAAATTTTTTTCATTATCCGTCCAACTTTTTTTATTGTCTATCGTTTTTCTAAGATTAAAACCTAAACTCATATAAGGAAAACTACGATATCTTTCTAAATATTCTTGACCATAATTAAACGGCAATAATGTTGTTTGATAATTAGGGTTTGACCCTGTAAAGACACTATTTGTTAAATCAACTTGTTCCGGCATTCTGTGTTGTGGCGTTGATTCAAACCATCCACCACCTATTTGGAAAAAGTACGTATCTGTTGGTACTGGCATACTAGGGAATCCATAACTATCCATTGGATAATCATTTATTGTTAAACCAATATCTTGTATAATAGTTGTCGTTGTAAATCCTGTATATTGAGTTCCCATAATAGAAAACAAATCGTTTGTATCTAATACAGGTAATTCTTGAGAATAAGTCCCTCCTGATATTTGAGCATATTGTATGTCAAATTGTTTCAGATTTATTTTTTGATCGGCAACATATATGTGTTCATTAAATTCTGTTAAAGCCTCAGGAGCCCCCACCATTCTTAATAGTACCTCAATTGATTTTCTAGTACCTTTTGATTTAAATAAAAATGCTGAATTTAAAATTAAATTCCTAAAGTATTGATAATTTAACTCTTCAGGAGTTTGACCCACAGGTAATCCAGTAAAAGCATTACTACCATTACTAAATACTGACTCCAACAATTGATCATTAGTGATTGGAGATATATTAATATTCCACCCTAATGTCTGAGCTAAATTCTTAAGTAATTGGGATGGTATATCATTTTTTACATTATAATTAACCGAATTCATATTAGCAAGTGCCGTTATAAACTTTCTTGTCTCATCAAAACTTCTACCATAAATTTGTAATATTTTTTGTATTTTTTGGTCAGAAGTATCAAACTCTTTAATTGCATCCGCAGTTAAAAATCTTGTTATTAAATTTGTTTTATATGTGTCAATATATTCCGATATTGAATTTAACTTATTCAAATAATTCGTAAAACTTGGAGTTATAATATCTAAATTCCAAATCCCGATTAGTGGAAAAATTGCAACTTCTTGGGTATATGAGTATGTCCCATCTTCATTTTCTTTTGGAACTTGGAAATATGCACTATAAATAGGAACCATATTTCTATTCAATAAAAAGTTTTCTACTTGATCTAAATTCTCATTAAAGACTTTATTAACATAAAGTTGTTTTGGTCTTATAATGAAATTATCATATGTAATTGAATTCCCTGAAAAAGGATTACCATTAACATATATTTTGAATATCGTGTCAGTTGGTTCAGCCGGTATAAAATCAGATACAGGATATTCAATATCATTTAAAAATAATGAATATTTTAAATATTGTGTTGTAAAATTTCTTAAATAAGATACCGTAATTTCTCTTAACTCTAAGTTTCTTGTTGCATCAACAGTATAATCAATACCAAATGGATTTCTAATAACCGATATTGGTATTTCAAAATAAGTTTCATTCTCAACACTATTATAAACCGCATTTTGTACGGTTAAAGAAGTAACAAAATTAACTTGAGTGGTTTGAATATCTAATGCCGCTGGAAAGTAATTAATAATATTACTGACAGATGTTGATATCCTTTTAGTTAAAGACCCAAACATAGTAAAATTGGTAACTTGACTTAAATCAAAATTTGGATAAACTCTAAAATTATCCGCTATTAATTTTTTTGATTCCTCAATATTACTAATGTTTAATGTATCTAACGATATCGGTTCAGAAAATGATCCAATTGAAAATGTCCTGTTTTGTTTTTCCGTGATATTTGTTGTAAATTCAAAATTTGCTTGTGTAAGACCTCCCCCATCAACTAATTGAAATCCAACTAAATTATCAGAAAAAGTTCCTTGACCACTAGCAGGTTGAGGGGGACATTTATATGTGTTTATCGCCATTATGAAGTTATATTTGAGAAGTTTTTACTAAAATCAATGTTATCACCTCTATCTTGTCTTACCTCATATAATAAATTATTAAATTGATCTCTAACTTCATAAAGATTATATTGTTTGTATATGTTATTATTACTATCGTATATGGTGTAAATACCATCATCCATAGATTTAGTTTGATTACCATATAACGCAATTGCAAGTGTTGAAATATCGTGTTCAACAATTTCAATTTCAACCGTTGTTGGGTTAAAGAATGTATTTGATATTATAATATTTTGATTTGGTTGCCCAATAAATGGTGTCGCATTTGGCTTATTTGTTGGAGATGAAGATGGTGATAACGTACAAAATATTAAATTTGTTGACGATTCAACATATCTATATCTAATTGATTTTTGACTAGTGTTTGTAATATTCTCAACGACAGGTTCACAATAAAATGAAGATGTTATAATTCTAAAGAAATTTGGTATTTTTGTTCCATCAGAATTTAAATATTCTACTCTAAACCCAACTAAACCTTGATTAATAAACTTATTTCTAAAATTAGATGGAACATTATTTATATCAACCACAATTCCTTTAACATTTGGTAATGCTGAAAGAATACCACAATCAAGAATATTAGTTCTAATTTCCGCAGGTCTAATGTATAAGGTATAGATACCTAATTGATTAAATTGGTCAGTAGGTAATTTAAGATTATATAAACCACCAAGTATTTCTACATTTGCATTCCCACCAGTATTATTATTATGAAAATATGGTCTCAATACCGTACTTGCATTTAATTTTGTTAGTACAAAATTGTCAGTTTCGTCTCTTGATGGTGTATAATTTAAAATTATCTCTACATCATCAGGGCTAACATCCGCACTTCTTATTGTTCCATACGATCCACTTGCCATTCTTAATTTATTAGTTCATTTATTGTTATTGAACAATTAGTTCTTTTTTTTATATCTCCAATTTTCTCGGATAGAACAATCTAACCTACCTTTAGTTGTGTAGGTTTGGATCTTACCACAATTACCACAGTTCTTATTATAACTCATATTCAATAAATACTTAAAATTATTGTTTTTCAACATTAAAAAATCCGTAACCATATTTTTCTAAGTCCCCAACATTATCCACCTCTCCAAGTCGTTCAACATATTCTAATGCGGAATTTTTACCTCTTTCAACATAAATATCGGTTTGGACTTCAGGTTGGTCAATTACATTGAGTAACGCTTCATTTTTAGTTATTGCCGATAATATTAAATCATTTTGTGTAAATCCTGACGATTCAACAATATAAATTGTAGTACCATCTTCATAATCATAGTAAAGAATATCATTTATTGTATAAGCAGTATAAGTATTTGTTACATCAGGACCCCAATAAGTACCAACTGATTGTGATGAACCGGTAACTTGAATTCCCAATTTAAATTTACCCCCATATAAATTATATTTTGGACCATACATAATTAAATCATTAACATTAGATTGTGTATATCCTGTTATTATAAATGGTACTGTCGTATAACCTGAACTAATGTAATCATTTACATCAGTATTTGAGTCTCCAGAATAGATGTAATTGTAGTCAAATGAGGTATTTGCCCAACTCCCACCAGCAGGAGTAAATGTTGCAGTCCCATTAGGGTTTAAATCTACAATATCTGTGTATGGAATTGTTATAGTTTTACTAACAACTGAAATACCCCAAGGTGAGGTTGATGTTAATTTAATTATATAAGTTTGATTAACAACGGGGTAAATATGAGTATATTGTATTGGATTCGTTACCACTTGAATTGGTGATCCGTCCCCCCAATCAACCGTATAAGTTGATACAGATAAAAACTTTTTAAATTCCGTATCCGACGTGTTGAAAAAGTAAAAAGTATATGGACTACCTGTTGTCCCTGAAAACAGGAAATTCGTTATAACCTCTTTTTGTAAAATAGCACCATCAAATACTGAATAGTATCCAATATCGGTAGCAACCTCAGTCAATAGAATTGGTATGGTTAATCCTGTTAATAGTGATTGTCCATTTATCCCTCCCGATAAAATTTGTTCCATACTTGAATAAACACTTGTAAATCCAGTTAATGTATTTTCAGTCACGGAAGTAACAGAACAACACGGATCAGCACTATAGGTGTATTCAGTATTGCCGATATAAGTAACCCCCACAATGTCTCCTTTTACATTCTCAGGCGATATTTTAAAATAATATTTTTGCTCTTCCATCTTACGGGTTTACATATTCAAACCACTGAATTGGATTACCATCTATTCCAACTCTTTGTGATAAATTAGAAGTTTTATAAACTTCATAAGTTTTATTTGTATAATCTAAATTAACCTTATAATAAAAATAATCATTAGGGTTAAATGTAAATTTATTTGCAATATTTGATTGTGGAGTATTTGACATTTTAACATAAACACCCAATTTAGCATCAAAAAATTTAGCACTCATATAGAATTCACTTATATCAATATATGATTGTTTTCTTAACCAATATATATGAAATCCTTCCTTATCCCCAACATAATCCAAACTAAAGTTTGGTATTTTTATATCAACATTTGACAACAAAGTTGTAAGGGATACCGATTGGGTAAACCCTTGTTGGACAGGTAGTATTATAGTCAAATAAATATTTTGGGTCTTTTCATCATTTGTGTCATATAAGTCCAATTTAAAAAATGATTTCGTAAATGGTTTTGTATAATAATATACCTCATCGGTAGTAAAACCTTCATCTAAATAACTATTATTCCAATTTGAGTTAGTAACTAAAGGAGATGTTATTGGTAATAAATTATCATAAAAATAAAACTCATAATTAATATTTGTTTTTTTTAAAGTACTATTACTAACATATTCGTTATGTGAAAATTGTAGAATTTCAAAATCATTAACCCCACCAACAACTTCTTTAACCATAGTTTCCTGATATTTTTCAATACTATCGTCCCTACCGAGAAAATCCCAATTCATCTCTAAAGGGATATTTAAGTATTTGTCATTTTCAGGTAAAACTATTTTATATTTATTCACAATCATCTGTCGTCGGTTCTGCTATTATGGTTATGTTATCAACACCTACATTACTACCTTCGGGTGTTATTCTAAAAATGGTGTTAACAAAAGGATAGTGTTTACCATTTATAAAAGGATAGTCAACCCCAACACCATCATTATCAACAAACCCATATGGATATATATCTCTCCATCTAAAACTATTTGATAAATTAGAATAAAATGCGTAATCAGGTATGTTAATAACCTTTAAAGGATCTCCCTCTTCAATATAAGTTGAGTATCTTCTTAAAACTATTGGATCGTGTGGTTTATAATAATAACCGAATTGATTCGTTTGTGGGGCATCCGTATTTAAACCAAAATAAGTTTGATTATAATTAATCTTATGGTTATACCTTGAAATCACTCTTTCAGTTTGTTCATAATCATTCCATTCACAATAATCCCCATCAAGTAAATCACCTGACTTAAGATTTTCATTATAGATAAATGGACCAACAGGTGGTACCGTAAAACTACTATAAGACCCATTAATAATGGTCGTATTTGATAATGGATTAAATGTGTCCCACCAAGGGTTTGGGATGGAATTACTTAAAGGTAAATTAAAATCCCAGCCTTGTTTTAATCTCTTTGTCCACCCAAAATATCCTTTCCATAATGTGGTAAAAAATAATTCACTTATTGGTCTATTTTGATTATCTCTAAGTCCATTTATGTCAATATCAACATTAAAGGATAATGAATATGCTTGTCCACCCTCTTTTACCGATGTTCTTGAAACACCATTTGGGGTTAAAACCGCAGTTTCAAATTTAGTTTTTGGATTATAAATATTTTGTTCAAATCCAGCATTTACTAAAACTGAATCTTCAGCATTTGTTAAAATTTTATGAACTCTAACGTAATATTCAGATTTAGTCTCATTAAGATTACTCTTATTAATTACTCTTTTAAATGTACCTGTATTCCCATTATTAAATGTTGTTCCAGTATAACCAATGTTATACATACTGAAAATATATTCATCACTCCCAAACGCATAATTCCCTAAACTTATAATTTGGAAAATACTAGTGTTATTATAACTTATTGATAACTCAACAAAATCATTAACTTTTAACCCGTGTTTCATCGGACATTTAAATGAAATATATTTACCAAAATCATTAGTCCCAGAACTTATAATAAATGGTATACCATCTGAAGCAACCCAAGTCCAACTCACCGATGTATCCGGGTCAATCGCAAACATTTGCTTATTATAATCATTTGAATATCCATAACTCGCATAATGTGTCCAATTATATGTACTAGCACTTTTATTCATAAAATTAATATGATTATTTGGAGGTGTGGTATACCCAACAACATTGTTATCCGTTCTAATAAAATCAAATTCAAAGTATTGCGGATACCCTTCCCAAAGAACAGTTGAAACAGGAACTGCCGGTGGTAAATTACCTGAAGGAAATGTTAAAATAGTATTACCAATAGGGTTAGTATAATATAAATTATCTTTAAATGGACTATAATTTGTAGTTCCCGTATATTCATTTTTAAATATTACAGAATATTTAGTAACAGGTCTAAAAATTGTCCCTAATTGTTGTTCATCAGTAAAAACTTGCTGTAAACTTAAATCAACATTTCTGTCAAACTCAATAACTTCTTTTTCGTTTTGAGTTAAATCAACATTTACGGATAACACCGAATTTGGTGATGATTTATATCTTAATGACCCTAAAACTATTTGTGTTGTCTCATTTACTCCCATTATATTTCTTCAGTATCAATGTATTTTTTTATGAATCTATTCATTGCAGTTTTACCATTATTTAACCCAAAATAAAAGTGACTTGGTGCCCCCACTAAGTAAGTATTCCCATTAACTGCCACCGGTGAGCCAGGTATAGTTGGGGAGGGCAATAATGTGACTTGATCAAAATTAGTAATAAATCCTTGAGGTACAAGTGGTAATGCGTTACCAGGTTGTAATGCCGGAGTTGTAAAATAAGGATCAGAACTATAATCTAAATCTTGATACCCTTTCTTAAAGAATCCAATGTTTGAAGAACTTTGGTTTGGTGTTGTATACCAATTATTATCTTCAGCACCAAATATAACTGCCGATGTCTCTAATGACCATTTATAATTTGGAACAACTTGTGTTTTTGGATACCCATAAGCATCTTGTATTAATGGTGAAATATTATAGATATTAATTCCAGGTGTTAATTTTCTCCTATAAGAATATTCAACATTTGAAGACTTATAAAAAACACCAAACACCGGTTTACTCGCCGGAGGTGTTTGACCATCATCACCAATAAAGATATCAACATTACCATAGTTTTCATCTATAAATGGATTAATTTTAAATTCAGAATTAATTGATAAAGCTTGTGCAAAATCACCATCAATCCTATCTCCACCTCTACTACTATTAAAGAACTGAGTTATCCCCTTACCTTCTGAATTATTACCACCTACGGTTATAGGTATCATTACTTGTCTGAAATTTTCATTCAATATTCTAGATAAAAACCCTAATTGTACAATATCCGAATTATCATTATAACTTGTAGATTTAAATTGGTCAGTTATATATCCTTTAAAATTAGGGTTATTACAAATTTCACTTATATATGAATCTCTTGGTCCTAAATCCGTTATTGTTGTCGGAAACAATATATTTTTATCGTTATAACCAGGTTTAAAATTAAGTGTCACCCAATTTGGTGGTTGAGGTATTTCTTTACCAATAAACTCTTGTAAGATATCTGAATAAGGTGAACTTCTATAAAAGAAATTATTACTAATGTTATTATAAACCACAATATCCTTACAATACACATAATCAGGGGTACTAAGGATTGTAGTAGAATTAGTTATTGTTGGAAAAATTGATCTTTTATTAAATGATGGCATATACAATGTCCCATTTATCCAATTATTTTGGAATGTTTGAGCAAATACCCCCCTACAACTTGCAAATATTAAAGTGAATCTTGTTTTCCATTCCATAAATAATTTCACATCATCAGAAAATGCCCCATTAATTAAAAAATAATGCTTATTCTCATCACTATTATCCTTATTCAATAAACAATAACAACCATTTTTAACTCTATCTTCAGGTATTGAACATTGATTTGCCGGGATAACACCAACATTTGTTCCACTACCCGAATAACATTCTAATGATATTAACCCATCACAAGTTAAGGTTTGTGTTAACCCCGTATTACCACTAAATTGATCTAAATTCGCTGCAATTTCATATGTTCCCCCAAAACTATTTGTCTGTTGATTTCCAACACCATCAGTGGTAAAATAACAGAAATTATCATTTTGATGTAACGCATATGATGATTGATTACCAGGAGCATTTTCAACACAAGTTGATGTAGGTAATCTATCACTTCTCATTACAATCCTACTACTATTATTAAAATTAACACCAGGTAAGTTATATTTAAAATATGCCGGAGAATAAAGACCAAAAAACTGATAACTTTCAATTGGGTAACCATAATCAGTTTTTGAACTAACACTATCTAAAAACACACCACCTGTTGTGTATGGTATATTAAATGATGAACCGATAAATGGTCCACCCCCAATATAATCAACTTGTTGTCTTGGTAAGGTATAATCACTAGTTCCTATTAAAGACCATTGGTTAGTATCTAAATTTTGTTTCTGTTGAAATGGTATATTAAGTACCGGAATATAAGTATTTGATATTACATCATCTGTTGATAAATAATAATGTGGTAATGTGGATGTAAATCCGGTATAATTAGTTGGATCTATATTGAAACTAAATGATGGGAAATATAAATTTGTAATAGTATTTGTTGTCGTATTATGCGATAATGGAGATTGACCAACAGGTTTAATTGGTTGATTTAAATAATATTTACCCGTTATTTTTAAATTTGCTTGTGGTGTAGTATAACCAAATATTCTTGATACATCATACTCTATTGTTTGTTTTTCAGTGTGTGGATCAACTCCTCTCACAAACATTAATATTTCATAATTTGTATTATTTGACAAACTTTCAAATGAATCAAAATAATTTGCTTGTATTGGATCAATACCACTATCATTATTATAAGTTTGACCATCAACAAATGTTGGTGGTATTATTGGATTAGATGCTGTGTTAAAGTTGGTAACAGATGATGGATCTGATATAGTATAAACTATTTTATGTCTTAAGAATTTTTCAGGAAATAAATTAGTGTTTGTTCCAACCATAGTAATAAAATCAGAAATACTTATTCCCGTTATTACTTGGAAATATTCCATATCTGTAGGATACTTCAAATAATCTACCTTAGTTGTATCTGTTATGGTTTCACCTGTTTGTATTATATTAATATTAACTGAAGATATTGAACCATTTGTAGGATTTGCAAATTGAACAATAGATGGTATTGTTGAAAGTGCTGATAAAGTTGTCGTACCTGTCACCGCGTTATTTCCAAACTCATTTATCGTTCCCCCAGTTAAATTTATATTTCTTGGTACCAATTGACCATTATTAAAATTTGGATCTTGGAAAGTAACAAGCTGACTAATACCTAATTGTTGTGCCGTCCCAGCATTTGCTAAAACAACAATAATTTGGTCAGTAAATGAAGGTTGTACCCCTAAGTTATATGGGGCAACACTTAATTGTGGGTTAACCGTGGTTGTTATTCTATTTGCCCCACCACTACTATCAAAATACTTATCTCTAGTGTTAAATTCATTTAATTTTTGGGGATAAGTTTCAGTTGTTGGATAACCAAACCATCTTTCATCGAGTCCAGATGTTTTTTCAGCTGCGAATAAAAATGGTTGAGGTGCGTGAAATTTATTAAAAGCATTTTGGTCTGTACTACTTGATAAGATATCATACCCTGAAAATAACCTTCTAAAGTCAAGAACCGCATCAACAACTATATCACCACTTATTTGTTCATCAACAACTCTATTTATTAATGATTTATATTGTATATTAGTGGATATAGATCCACCAGCATAAAAATAACCTTTATTGTTTGCGTTAGTATCTTCATCAGGATAATTATTTAAATTAGGATGTGTAACATTATATGAAGATGATAAATTAACAGGCGCAATAAATGAGTTAGATTGAGCATATTGTATTTCACTATTATCTAAACCATTTTGTTGTTCTGCTATATCCGCATTTACGGTATTTTCATCAAAATTATCATCTAATAGAACATTCCCACAATCACAATCACAACTTGTACATTCAGGATATGATAACATTGGTAATCCAAGTCTCGGGAAGTTTTTTATTTTTCGTATAAAGACCGTAGTAAATGCAATAAATGCCGCGGATAAAGCTAACTTAAATAACGAAGCAATTAATTGTAATGCAATTCTCAATATGACACCAGCACTAATTACTGGTCCACCAGCATTAAATGATGTGGTTGCTTCAATAATTGAGATTACCGCTTCTGCTCCCTGTTGAACAGCAACAAACGCAAAATATATACTTAAAACTATTAATACATACTTTAAAACAGGCCAAAGCCACGCAACAAAATGGGCAACAAATAATAAAGGAATAAATACAAAAATTGATAAGACATTAATTAATAAATTAAAAAGAAAAAATATAAAATCAAAATTTCTAATAATGTCATTTACGGGAAATGTATTAATTGTAGATTTACAAGCCCTATCATCAATTTCTTTAATACCTAAATGTTTTGCTCTACCAGCTCCTTTTTTATATCTATCAAGAAACATTGCGGTCGTATAAACTTTATTATAATTAAACTCATAAAAAGTATCTTCACAATTTATTGCTTCTTGTTTATTAGCATAATCGTTCCAATCTAAACTAAACGCATACGATTTTAAAGCATCATAAGTTGGTTTTTGATAAAAGGTATAATTAAATTCTGTTAATGTACCAGGATCTATTGGAGTGACAGTTATTGTTATTGTACTAAATAAAGTAGTAATGGGAATATTCTCTAAATCACCAAAATATGGGTTTCCATCTATTAATACTGAAAAATTTAACACATTAACCTTACTATCTAACACTAAACCCCCAAATGATGGATTATTTAATGGAAAGGATAAAGTTGTTGTACCATTAGGTAATATAAATTGATAATTTGTAGACGGATAATTAATAAACGGATCTATATTTGAATTAACCCACCCATATTCTTTAATATTAGGAACTAAGAAATTACCTCTTAAAAATGAATTTTGTAATCCCTGTTCATTTTGCCATTTAAATTTAAACCTATATTTACCCTTTGTTGGGATACCTTTTGTTGGGTCATTTGATAAAACTTGTTGTCCAAATTCATTTGTTATAACATAATTAAGGTTCATTGGAACATTTACTAAAAATGTACCATTTTCATCAATTACTTTACCATTTTCTTCAAGACTAAACACTTCAAGTATCGGATCACCATATTGGTCAATATCAATTGTTTGTCTAACACTAAGTATTTGACCAGGACCTGAGATTAATTCACATAAATTACCCGTATTGTTTTTTGGCTGACAAGTTAAGGGTCTAACTGAATCATCATCAGTTGTTGATATTAAAGACCCCATAAATACCGAAGTCGGTTCTATATTCACATTAGCCGTTGCGGTTAAATCAAAGTCAGCTCTAGTAATACCCAACAAACATATTTCAGGTTCACCCCATAATGGAGATACTTCAATTATTTTATTTAAAGATACTATTTGTGGTAATTCATTTAAATTTGTAGATGACTTAAACCTAGAACCATTAACTTGAGATTCTACCGCCATTCCAGACGCAATTAAATCTTGTGGTGATAATGAAAAACAACCAATGTCCGATAAATCAACATCCATTAATATTGTTTGTGTTCCTGTCGGGACACCAAATATCATATAATCACCACTATCATTTGTTCTTACTGAGAATTTATAATACTTGTCATATACCTCAACATAAGATTGATCAGTTAATACCTCATCCTTACTTGGGAAAGTCCCCGTTGCGGCATGTCCTGTATATGAAGGTTCTTTAGGTAAAAGATTGTACCGATACCCATTTTCATTAACATCCGATAATGATTGATAAGGATAAAGTTCAGAAATTATTGGGTTATCAATATCAACATCCTCAATAGGTATAAAAACCGAAACTTTTGCGTTTGGAACTCCAAATCCATTATTAACTAATACTCTACCGACAATAACCCCATAATCAGAACACATTCTATTATAGATGTCTCCTTGATTAATTTTTAACGATAATATCTCTAAGAATTCAAAATCTTGTTCTAACTGAATATTAATTGTTTTTTCACTACCAGGGGTAGTCCTTATTCTATATGATTTTGGCATTATTTACGCTTTCTTGATAAATAGTTTATTTCCTATTTTCAAAAAATAATTCTTTTATTTGAAAAATAAATTATCAGGAGAAATTAATCGTCTTAAAGTTAAGAACATTAACAGTTATATCCTTATTTGGATATCTAATTTGATAAATTTGTGTTGGTTCAGCAAAAACAGTATCCGCAATTAATTCTATTTGTCTTGTTGTTTCATCCAAATATGGTTGAGATGTTTGTGATGAAGAATATTGTCCCCCAACTTTATTATAAACATTTAAACCGGATATAGAAATAACCCCATTTTCACTTTGTATTAGTCTTCTAATCTCAGACATATAAACATTTTGTCCTAATCCTCTTACTCTAGGACTAAAATATTCTGTTACAATATTTATTATTTTAGCAACAATAGCCCCTTGATTTTGACTTGAATCTAATATAACATCAACATCAATTGCTAAATCTATTACGTTAGCCGTTTCAACCGAAATATAGTCATTTATCATTCTATAGTTTGATAAATAATTTGCAACATTACTTTTAAGTGTATTTGAAATAACTTCAGTTAAATTACCTGTAGTATCGTAAGATAACATTTTAATCTTAATTTTATTATTCTCTTCAACAACCGATACTTTACCAGGTGCTCCAAATTGAGATGGCATTGTTCTTAATACTGACTCATAATCATTTATTGTAACGGCTCTGTTTTGTGCCGAAAAGTTATATGATATATATTGTCTTACTTCTTCAGTAGTTGGTGGATTTGCTCCACCAATAGCCGCAGTAACATTATTCACTCTAAGTGAGTTAACAACCGTTGAATTAATTGATTCTGACGGACCATTAACAAAAAATGATACCGTACCAATCTGAGTTATAATATTAACCCCTAGATTAGTTGCCTGTCCACCCCCTACACGATATTGAACGAATAGTGTTGAGTTTGATTTCAACGCACTTCCTAAAGCTAAATTATTAACATATTTATTAAGATCAAAACCAACTCCGTCTCTTGCAAATTCTCGTAATTGTTCGTCAGCCGATACATTACCCCCACCAAAAGTTAATTTAGTAAATCCTTCAGATGTATACTCACTAATTAGTTTATTATTCGTAACAATATATTTACCGACTTTAATTCCAGGTTGATCTGACGGTTTAGTAGGATCCTCAACAAACACCCTATCTTCAGCCAAAGCTTGGACTTCATACCATCTATTTTCCAAACCTAAAAATTCTTGTGTAGATGGTGGTGACGTATATTGTGTCCCATCTTTAAGTAAAACACTAGTTATACCTAAAACATTTTTTTCAGGTAAGAATAGTTCAAAAAATGGTTTAACATCATTTGGTGATATAACTCTTTTAAAAACTTTAGTAATACCATTAACAACCACTTCTCTTTTTGTGATTGTGTAATTAACAATATTATTGTTGGCATCAAAATTTGGTATTTTCAATCTATTAGGTGATCCTTCAGAATTAATTGGCGATGAAAAATCAATATCGTAAACGGTTTCAAATGGTTGTCCAGCTCCATTCACTTGTGAACCTCGTCTTAAAATCCCACAATATCTTAAATCTTCTTTATCTCCGAACGCAGGAACTGTTATTGAAAAATCAACTAAAGCAACCGATGGTCTTGATCCTGGTATCTTTAAACCATAAGTTTTTGCAATGTTATAAATAGATGATTTTTGTTGAGCGTATTGTAAAACAGTTTCTTGAATACTTCTATCAATTTGAAATTGTAAATTATCTGTTACCGCAGCATTTAAATCTAATAATACTGAGAATACTCCAGCATCGTTAAAATTTTGAACCAAATCAGGATAATAAGTTCTAGTAAAGTTTATTAATTCACTTCTTATTCCTGCGAAATCTCTCGTAGTGTACGATATTTTTTTATTTGCCATATACTATTAAATATTGATAATTACGAAATCGCTTGAGTTAAACGCATTATTAGTATTTCTATAATCTATTCTAATTTTTGCTGTATGTTCTAAATCCGCAATATTCGGAACCGTAAATTCTTTTTCCCCGTATTGATTTATATAAGAACCTTGATTTTCATCCCCTGCCGACGCATCTGTTATTTTTATATTAGTGATTAAGATACCCGGCATATATTTACTAACCGAATCTCTTATTTCACTTTCTATTTCACTAAATGTTGGTCCATCTAACGGCTCAAAAAGATATTCATATAATCTTGATCCAAAATCAGGTAAAAAATATCTTGTTCCTTTTTTACTTAATAATAAATGAACAAGATTACTTCTTACTTCCTCATCACTATCATTTGAGGTATCTAAATATCTACCAACAAAAGACTCTTTGAAGGGGAATGTTATCCCGTATGTTATTCCATTTGCCATATCTAATAAATATACTCTTGATAATTTTTGAATAAATACATATAAAATAAAAAATCACAACTTAAGTTGTGATTTATCTTTTAATTATGCTGAACATCCAAAACATTCAAATTCTGAACTATCCGGTTTTGGGGGTAGATTTATATTAGAAAAATCTACTTTGGGAGTTTCAACTTTTTTAATTGGTTCTCTTTTTGTGATATCCAACGCCAAATGTTTTGCTCCTGTTGAAATAGCCTTTGTTCTTACATAATAACAAAGTGTTTTCAATCCTTTTTCCCAAGAGTGAAAGTGTGATGAGGTAATCTTAGACAATGTTGGGTTAGACATATAGATATTCATTGATTGTGATTGGTCAATGAATGGTGCTCTGTCTGCTGCCATATTAATAAGTTCCTTTTGTGATATCTCCCAAATTGTTTTGTATTTAGGTATCAAATGTTCAATTCTCTTAACTTTCTTATTATAATGTTTGTCTTCAGGATCTAAGTAATTATTGAAATTAATGTTTTGGATTGACCCCTCATTCATTATAATTTCATTTTTTAAATCTTCAGACCATATACCAATTTTCTCAAAGTCAGAAATTAAATATTTGTTCACAATCATAATCTCACCACCAACAACTCTTCTGTTAAACAACGCTGAGTGAGCTGGTTCAGTCATTTCAAATGATCCTGTAATTTTAGCGGAAGACGCAACAGGCATTTGAGCTGTGAATAGTGAATTACATATTCCATAAACATCTACACTTTTTTTCAACTTATCCCAATCCCACATACCTGAAAGTTGATCACTATCCAATCCCCACATATCAAATTGGAAAATCCCTTTAGACATTGGTGATCCTTTAAAGTGAACATATGGTTCGTATTTTCCGTCCATACATAATTGATTACTTTCGTAGATAGCACCATAATAAATGGTTTCAAAAATTTGTTTGTTCAAGATTTTCGCTTCCTCATCTGTAAAGATTAGGTCAAGTAAGTAGAATACGTCCGCCAAACCTTGTGTTCCGATAGCAATTGCTCTTTGTTCTAAACCACCTTTTAAACCTTTTTGTGTTGAGTAATTATTAATATTCACAACTTTATTTAAAGCCCTAACTACTTTTCTTACCTCATTAAACAATAATTCAAAATCAAATTTATTGTTATTAATGAAGTTTTTAAGAACCATAGACGATAACGTACAAATTGCTGTAGTTTCCTCATCTGTGTATTGATAAATCTCATTACACAAATTAGATTGTTTAATTACACCGATATTTTGATGATTTGTTTTTCTGTTCGCACTATCTTTAGAACATAAATAAGGAACACCTGTCTCAATCTGTGATTCATAAATTTTAGACCAAATATCTTGAGCTTTAACTTTTTTACCAAGACCTAAAGAAACTGCTTTTTCGTAGTTTTCTTCATATTCTTTACCAAAGGTTTCTTGTAATGCCTTAATACCCGCATTTTTAATGTCGTTAGGACAAAACAAATACCAATCAGTGTTTTCTTTAACGGCTCTCATAAAGTTATCAGGAATCCAAAGTGCCGTAAACAAATCACGAGCTCTCAGTTCTTCAGCACCTGTATTCTTCTTAATTTCCAATAAATCAAAAATATCTTTATGCCAAGGTTCAATATAAATTGCTGCAGATCCTGGTCTACGACCTTGTTGGTTGAAAAATCTTAACGACTCATTTACGATTTTAAGATACTTTAATAACCCACCAGCATATCCACCTGAAGTTGATATTCTACTTTCTTTACTTCTAATGTTAGACATTGATAATCCAATACCTGCAGCATCTGAAGAATAAGTTGATATATCAGTTAATGTGTTTAACAAACCATTTCTTGAATCTGAATTATTATAGTGTAATACACAAGACGCTAACTGAGGGACTTTTGTTCCCGCATTAATCATAATAGGTGTTGCCTTAGAAATAAGTTGATTAGACAATGATTTATAGTATTCAACCGCCTCTTCAAATGTATCTGTAACCCACAATGATACTCTCATATACATATGTTGTGGTCTTTCAACTACATTCCCATTAGGTCTTTTTAACAGATACATT